TCTAAGATTAAGCCAATCATGTCTTTCTTCAACACCTCTTTTAGCATCATTAACTAATGATCCTATAACTTTATGATATGCAGATATATTAGCACTATCATTAATTGCACCTGACCAATCTGTTTCAATTGTATCTTCACGCAATCTTATTAAAACTTCATTAATTAATTCTCTATAAGTCATAATCTATCCTTTAATTATTTTGCCCCAAAGTGAACACTCACCTTTAACTATGTCTACTACTTCTACTTGAAAATATCCTGTATCAAAAAAAGTAACTATACCAAAAGCATGATTCCAATTATGTAGTCTACCTTTTAACCATTTGTTTTTTTCTGATGACATATCTTTAAGACATCCCATTGACCAAGCACTTATATTTCCATCTAGTAATCTAGTAGAAGAATGTCTAGATACATCGTGTACATGGCCATACATAATATTTGTACCATATCTTTCTAAATGCGTTCTTGCGTGACTAAGTCCAGTATATGCACCATGAACAAAAGAAATTTTACCAATAGTTAAAACATCATTCCAAATACGATATTCATAACCTCTTTCATCCCATTTACATGCATTTCTAAAAGTATACTGATCTAAATAAGGATTTTCTTCTACAAAAGAATCAAGCCATTCATCATGATTTCCTGCAAGTATATGTTTTTCTTTGCATTTAACTTTGTTTAAAACTTTATCAAATCTATCTATTTGTTTATTAACAGCTTTAATTTCTGCATTAATTTCTGGAAGTTGATATTCTAATGGTGGCCTTTTTCTTCTTTTGTATCTATGTCCTGATACTGAACTCCATTCTCCAACATCACCTAAATTAATAAATATGTCTGGTTTAACAAATTCTATCGCTTTTAAAACTACCTTTACTGCACTTTCATCGTGTATTGGAAAATGCTGATCGGGTATAACTATCGCCCTTTTCATTTTTACCTACCTTTTGCTAGTTGTGCTCCAAAGTAGAATTCGATAATCATTGTTGCCCATCCAAATATTTCGTCAAATTTCAACATCCCTTCTACACTAACATATTCTATCACATCGGGTGTTAATTGAATCCCTAAAATATCAAAACCTTTTGTTACTGTAGGGATAACTGTTGGTATATCCCAAAATACAGGTGCTACTTGTGTAAATATAACTAAAGCCAGTATAGTTAAAATAATAATTCTTCGATTCATAGCAGCCATTGGACTTTCTTTATCTGCTCGATTTCTAGCTTGGTTTATAGAATCATTCCTAACTTGTAGGTTTTGAATCATCATTTTTTGTTGTTCTTGTGCTGCTTGACTTTTAAGTGCAAACAACTTAGCAACAAATCCTAAAGCTATAGGTGCTACATTAGTTAAAAATCCAATCATGCGACTAACCTCAATACATTAAAAACTCCTACTTCAGAAGCTAAAAAATAAGCAAAACCACCTAACAAGAAATATCTAATTTGATTAAGCATATTAAATATCTTTTGTCTCTTAGTATTAGTATCATCAATTTTGCTAAACAATTTTGCAATTTGCCCAGAGTGTTTATCTAATTGCATCTGAAATCTGTTCTCATCCATTATCTTTTTTTCGGTTTTTTACCGTATCCCATAATATCTCCTAGTTTGCTAGTGGGTTATCTAAAGACTCTTGTATACGCTTTTCCATGTCTACTTTAGTCTGCTCTACCTTAATTTCAAAGCGATCTAATTTAGTATCGTAGTTTGTAAGTTTTGTATCTACAGACTGTAATTTAGTATCTACCTTTGACTCTAAGTTCCATTGACTGTTACGCAAATCTGTCATGTCTTTCTTTAACTCAATTTTTATAGCGTTAGCGTGTTCTTCTATTCTCATAACATCGCTTGAAGTCTTTTGCATTGAGGCACTTATATCGCCTAAGTCTAAGGCTGATAAGGCTTCAACCTTCTGGTACAAAAGAAAACCGCCATATAGTGTACCTATAATCGTTGAAATGAACGCAAATGCCCCAACAATACTAGCACCACTTACACGCAAACCGAATAACCTTAACTTTCTATCTTTTAAGCCTTCGCCTTTGCTTACTAATTCTTCTAAGTCAGCCATCAGTTATTGAACGCTCCATCATTCTGTAATTGTCTTAAGTATTCAATTTCTTGCTTTAATCTTTCTACTTCTAGCCTTCTTCTTTGTAACTCTAACTGATACAGGGTATTACAATTAATTCTTTCGTTTGGTGCATCTAAAGGAATAATTAGCCTGGCATATAATCCTATGTCTTTAGTTTGTGGATCATTGCCTTCTTTCCCTATAATTGGCACAACAGCATTATTGATTACACCTGTCATTCCAATCTCAAAGTTTGTACTACCGCCTATAGCATTTTGACAATCTAAGTCACCTGCTCTAATACTGTCTGAACCGCTTACTGAACTCATACTAGGTATCGAAAAACTCATCGAACTACTGTCTGCTATTACCTGTGAACTTAGTAATAATAAAACTAACCACCGTTTCACTTAAACCTCGAACAAATCTTAGATTCTACAATTGGCTTAAAGTCATCATTGCCTCTAAGTTTTGATGTTGAGCATATGTATTCAGCTTGTTTTGCGTTTTCTGCATTAACATATACATCAAACTTGACACGCTTTAAATACTTTATGTTTATTATCTTGTATCGAGTAACAAACGGTATAGGCTGCCATTCTTTGTCAAACACTCCAATCTGATACCATTGCACATCTGACCTTTTATTAAACACTTGCATTGTGGTCATTTTGGCACTTGGTATAAACGACATTTTCCACTCTGGGTAAGTGGGTGTCATATCATGGGCAGCTACAGAACTACATAGCAATACCCATAGTATTACTGAGCGATACATTCAGCTACTACGACTGCTGTATACGATCCACCTGGAAATGCCTTTTGTTGTCCACCACCATATGTAGCTTGTGAAGAAACACTAAACCAAGTAGCACCAGCGTGAGTCAAAGCATAAGTTCGCATTGCACCACCATTCGCTGTTGTACTTGCTGCTTGATAACCAGACATATCAGAAGAAGAAGTCTGTGCTACTGCTACTGCTCCTGTCCACACAACCGTATCACCTAAACTTGGACTTGAACTAAATGAAGTAGGGTAGCTTATCTGTGCTTTGTAAGCATTAGCTAGAGATGTATCTACACGAACAATAGGCACTTGACCAGCACTAGCAGGCAGGGTAGTTAGTGTGTACGCATTTGGGTTTCCATAGTAACCAGCAGTATCAGTATTAACTGTACATCTTGACTCTACATTGCCATTAATATTAGTGTTAGCCTCAACCTTCTTTGCAAATAAAGAACACCCAGTTAGTCCTACTACCAAAAATAAAGTTATTAATTTGTTCATTTATACTGCTCCTGTATCATTTCGTTGTGTAATTGTTCTTGTGTTAAACTTCTAAAAACTAACTTGTTATCTACCACCTTGCCACCATTTAACTGAGTTGTATCACGATATACACCGCCTGAAATCTGTGCTACATAATAAGAGTTAATATTTGTAGCTGTATTTATTTGTTTTAAAAGAGATGCTTGTGATGCTGTGTTAGCTATAGTTAAGGCATTCTCTGTAGCTGCCATTGCTATTTCTAATCGTTCTCTTTCTTCATCTTCTTCTTCTGTTTCTCTTTTTTCTTCCTTTTTATCCAGAAGGTTTTCATCCACCGCTTCTGTTGTATCTTTAACAAACTCATCATCTAAAGCATCATATATTTCTATCTTAGGCATAACTGGCAATGGCGGTATGTAGTTAGGGCAACTCTCATCATTCTGTGCGTTTCTACACAAATCCCATCTGTACATATAAAGTATAGTTACATCTTCTATACTGCCTGTACCTGTACCTGTGATCCTGCCATCACCAAACTGCTCTATTGGTGTGTAAGGTAAAGGTATAACATTCTGTACTTTTCCACCATACTTACCAGACCAATCTTCTGTGTCTTGGAAAACATAACCACCACCAACTTTGTCATTCTCTATTGTGACTGTA